TTCAGTGCATTGATGTAGGATGTCATTTTGTTATCAACTCCTCTTTTATCCGCTTTGTCAGCAAATCAGTCTCCGCTTCAACCGCCGGCTTCAGATACGGGCGCGCTGCCATTTTCCAAGTTCCGAACTCTACATAAGGTGCGTATTCGGGATAGTATTCCACAATAGCATAACCGGCATATTTCATGTTTACGTTATTATTGTCACGCAAATGCCCCCTGCCGTCTTTTTTTGGCTTACCAACTGGCGTTCTCATGCGTGCCTGCCCTAAAATATGGACTGCAGTCTCTCTAACAATCTTGTCGCGATTGCCCGGCAGTTTCGCGATAATCTCATTCAGCTTCGTAGTGTCTACGCTTACGCTCACGCTCATTCGACCCGCTCCAGTTCCGCCCGCTTAACTGCCATCCAGCTCTGCCCGTCATTGATACTTTTTACCGCCCATATGTAACCGCCCGACTTGATGCGGTTGGTCGAATTGATCGCGGTATTGTAGGGGATACTCAATACCGCATTGCTATAAGGTTGGATTGCGCCGCCGATTAGATTCTCGCGTCCGGAGCGATAATCAATGCGGCAATGCACATTCGCGGTTGCCGTGCCCCACGCCTCGGTAAATCCGCCCTCGCTATCGGCGGTATAAGCCACGCTAAGAATGTCACAAACATCGGGCAGCAGGTCTTCAATGTCCGCCCGCATCTGCATTAGTTCACGCGCGGTCAAGCCTATCCCCATATATCATCCCTCACAATCTTCGCGGTTGTAATCCCTTCACTTCCGCTGCGCTGCTGATAGTAGTTTGCCATTGCCAGGTATTGCTGCGCCTGCTGACTGCGCTTGACCGAGTGCCCGTCTGTCGAGAAGTCAACCAGCCCTGCCACGTGAGACGCTTTCATCCGCCAGATGTCAGCAGCAGCCGCGTAAAGGTCGTAACTGAATCCACTCCAGTAGAATGACTTGCCGCTTTGGTCAGTTGCAAACGTCACAATACCGCGAGCATAATCAGCCGTATATCCGCTTACAGTTCCAGACGTGCCCTCAACCGAAAATAACGTGCCGCCTTCAATGTTGCCAATCCCTGTCCGATATTGCAACACAACCGCGCTACCGCCTGAATAAGAGGTGACCGGTTCAAGCGGCGCGTGAATGTGCTCGACCTTGTGCCTATCCAACACCCGCTGGATTTCATCATCGCTCCAATACTCAACCAGGCTGGTGTCGGTTGACACGCTCCATTCGTCCGGCGCGGCATTAGCGTAGCCCCTTACTGTGTCAATTAATGTCTGCATTCCTGTTCGCATATTCTATTCCTTCCACATAACGCCAATACCACACCAACCATCGGAGTTATGCCCGTTGATTATCTCTTGCCATTTTCCGTTATCTCTGATTTTGTGCCATACTTTCCTTACTCCACATTCCGGATTGTCACGTGAATAAGCAATGTCATGAAAAGTAAGCAGCCCGCCTGATCTCAACATTGGCCAATAATTCTGCCAGTCCGCCATTGCGGTATTGTAGTCATGCCCACCATCAATGAAAATAAAATCAAACGGAGCATATTCTTTTACAGTCCTAATCGTTTCGGGTGATGTACTATCAGCGCGGATTTGAACAATCTCACTCCCCGTTTCCCGCTCCCATTCCGGCCATAATGTTATTCGAGCACGCTCTATATCTGCGACACTCGCATTAGATTCTGCAACTCCAATATCAACCGACACAATTTCTGTGCCTTTTACAGCATGCATCCAATACCACAACGTACCGCCATGAAGTGAGCCAATTTCTAATATGCGCTTAGGCTTGAGTTCTTTAACTAACTCAATAAGCCGATTAAGTTCGCCTTCGTCTTGATAAATTGGCACAGGGCAACCTTTTATTTCGTACATTACCACCTCAATTTATTGTAATAACATAATGGCTTATCAATGAACGACCAGGCATTCGGATTGCTTTTATAGATTGATTCAATGAAAAGTCCATCTTCTATATGTTGGTCAACGATAAACCGAGTATTGCCGATTAATTCTCTCCGAATAACGACTTGTCCCATGTCAATATGGCAAACCCGCATTTCAGACGGAACGACCTTCCGAATCCATGTTCCCAAGTCCTGCTCAAATGCAACCGCCGATGTGGTTGCATTTGCCAATTCAGAAAAGAAATCAGGATGAATAATCGTGTCATCATCTAAGAAGTAAACCCAGCCGTCCGTAATTGCGTCAAGCGCACAATTGCGTTGATGTCCGCCATTTATAGATTCTTTACATTCGCCATTGTCAAACACAACCATCCATATCACATCAAATAAACTTCGACCAGGCTTTATGCTTTCGGCGATTGCTGATAAGTTCTGTGAGCGCGAGCAAGGGGTGACAATTGTCAGTCTATCCACGTCTACCCTCTCTCACAATGCGCTCAAACAAGGCTTGATTCGATGGCCGTTTGTCGTATGCTCCTGGAGTCCGGCTTGTTGTATAGTTGGATAAATGCCTCAATGGTAGATAAGACTGAACCAACTCAAGCCCTGCTCTTTCAGCACGCCAACAGAGTTCGTTATCTTCCCAGTACATACCTTCCCAATCCTCAAACCAACCGCCTATCATCTCAAAATCGCTTTTGTGACCGAATAAGCACCAGCCCTCAAGATAGCGGTATTGCACGCCGTCAACAGTCCTGATTCCGGTTGTAGGCGAATAAAACGCGCCTTTTTTCGCGTTCTGCACCTTGTCTAACCAACTGCCTATTGCGATAATGTCCGAGTTGAGAAACACCACTATTTCACCGTCTGCAACCGCAAGCCCCTGGTTATTCGCCTTGCTGTATCCCTGGTTCACGTCGTTGCGAATGTACTTACTGCCATTGCCTAACCGCTCAATCATCTCTTGCAATTTGACGGCAGTATCGTCATCGCTTGCGTTGTCAATCACGATCACTTGTGAACCTTGTACCGCCTTTTCGTAGTCAGGTATCAATTCAGGGCAGTTATGAAACGGAGTGACAATGCTTATCATTTCAGCCCCTCGATAATCTCTTGCATCTCTTTCAAAACCGGCTTCCAATACTTTCTCGTCACGTCATCGGCATCGTAAGGCAGTGCGCCTCGTCGTGCCTGATTGCGCAAGTCGTAATCACCTTTCGCCGCGTAAGCCTGCTCCATTCGGTCATAGATAGCCGCTGTGGTCGCCTGCCATTGGAACGCGTCAAAGAAGTCGTGATAGACAGGCAAGGCTTCTGCTTTGTCAACCTTCCAACCGGCGAAACACAACTCACTCATTGAAGTCCAATCGCCTACAATCACCGGTGTTCCGCAAGCCTGCGCTTCCAGAATCGGGATGCCAAAACCTTCGCCGAGCGCAACGTTCGTCAGCACGTCCATTCCGTTGTAAGCATCAACCATGTACTCGTCGGGAAAGCCTAACCCATACATGTATTGGTCGCAGAACTTTACGTCTTCGCCAATCTTCAATCCCATCCGGTTGACGAACTTGACAAGGTTCACAACTTCACCGCCGTGAGTACCATCATCGGTGTGCAAATAAAGCATCGTGTCAGGGTGGGCGGCGTGTAGAGCAGCAAACGCGGCAATTTGCTCATAGAACGCTTTGCGAGAAGGATTGCCCTTGTTCGCTGCGACCATTCCAACAATGAACTTATCCTGTGGCCATTCCAGATGATCGCGTGCTTCTTCACGGTCTAACGGCTTGAATATCTTGGTATCAACCGCGTGAGGCACGTACCACACATCCAGCCCTGCTTGCTCCGCCATGCGCTTGCCAAACTTGCTCATGACGATTCCTTTGGTTGCCTTCCTTGCCGATGCCAGCACGTTAGCCGGAATAGGCTCATGATCGATCGGGAACCAGGGGAACCAGGGCATCGGAATGTTTTCAGACTGCACCACCCAAATATCGAGTAATGTAATCACAGCATCCGCCTGATCCCAAACCGCGTGCGCGCCGATCACATCTTGCCCATAAGGGTGTTTGAAGTTCGGATACACCTTGATTCCGTTGATATTCAGCACGCCGCTCTGCACGCCATAGAACGCCGTAACAGATATTCCGCCGTCCAGCAGTTTCGCAAGACGCGGTACGAATGTTTTTGTTTGATTCCCATAGCCGGTACAAGCGGCTGGGCTGTTACTGAACCAGTTGATTCTCATGTCTTTTTCAAGCCTCCAGCTTGTTGCTCCGATAGGGCAAGGAAGCGGTGGAGCGTGCCGTTTGTCGGGGTATACGCCCTTCCTTGCCCATCAAGTCAGATGTTACTTAGACGTGCCAATCAGCTGCACGCCGTAGGTTGGGCGGTATACGCCGTAACCGTAGACCATTGAAGCGTTGAGTTCCCACGCGCCAACACCGGCGAATGAGGCATCCCATTGCGGGTTGATCGTGAATCCCTGACGAATGTCGAGGGCAAGTGCTTCCTTGCTGAACATTGCACCGATTGCGGCAGTGCCGCTTGCGATGTTCGCGTCAACGAAGAAGTCCATGTTGTCAAGCGATGCCTGGTAAAATCCGCTCATGAAGCGGTTCTTCAGGTCCTCGCTCTGCATGAGAGTAGGCACGCCGCTTGAAGCGCTGGTCAGGTAGTACCATTGCATCGGGTGGATCACGACCGAGTAACGACCGTAGATTTTGTTCCCGCGCATAATAGCTTGTGCGTTGAAGATGTTTGCCCAAGTCAAAGTACCACCCACATTAGCAGTACCACCGCCGTAAACAGTGCCGCCGGTCAAGCCAGCCAATGTACCGGCAAGGTTGGTATCAATGTGAGCAGCGGCGGTTTCGCCAAGATAACGACCTGCGTCACGTTGTGCGCCGGCAGGATCGCTCTTGATGCGGTTCATAGTCAGGCTGATCTGCTGACCATAGGTTGTAGGCGTGATTGTGCCCCCAGCGGTTGCGCTGAAGGTTTCCGCGGTCATATCCGCAGTGCCAGCGATGGCGCTAAAAGTACCGCCGCTGTATTCGCCGTAGACGCGGGGTGCGAGACCCTGATAGTCGCCGAAAGTTGTTACCAGTGGTGCGAGTACGTTGCCTTCCTGCGCGGTAAACAGCGCAAGTTCGTAAACGTTTGCAACCAGTGTTTTGATGTCATCATAAGTTGATGCAGCCATAATGTATTACTCCTTACAAGGGGTTGTCTGGACCCCAGTTGATTCCGCCGCCCTTCCAGATGTCAACTTCACCACCGGTGAGTCGCGTTAGCTTTTGTGCACGCGTTTCCTCTTTCGAGGCTTGCTCACCTGGATTCGTAGTACCCGTGTTCGGTGCGGCTTTTTGTTTGGGCAGCACTTCCAGTAGCAGCTTCGCATCAGCTTCCAGTTCTTCCGGCGTCTCGCCTTTTAACCTGTCAGCATAGATTGCGGGCAATCCCACTTTCGCGGCAATGTCATGTTGCAGCCTGCTTATTTCAAGCTGCCTGACTTTCGCTTCAAGTTCCTGCGCCCGTTTATTGGCAAGCTCAATTTCGGTCATCTCGGCCTCTTTGCGCTTTGCCTCTTCCTGTTCGAGCTTTGTCAGTTTCCTGAAATGACGCTCGGCTTCCTCCGCCTTGTTTTTCGCGCGGCGTTCTGCCTCTTCCAGTCGCGCTTTCAATTCCTCCACCGTCTCGGCTTTGTCAATTACTTGCGTTTCTGCTTGTTGTTCTGTGCCTGTCTCAGGCGCTTTCGATTCGTCCACCATCTCGGTATCCTCCAATTATTTCTGTATCAATTGTTCAAGCGGAGTGCGTGCCAGCATCTCGCCGTACACGTCATCATGCCGCCGTGTTACCATATCAGACAAGTCAAACTTGCCTTCCTTCCAAGCCTCGTAAGCAGAACTGCCCATCATGTTTCGCTGTTCTGATTCGCTTAGATTACTAAACCAGTCC